AAGTCATGTGTTGGCAGTCGCACTCGGCCATGATCTGGCCCATGTACTTTTTGCTCATTTCTGCACACAAACCCCATAGGCAACGCCCCAAGGGCCATTAGCCCGTTCTTCGATTGCAACCAAAGCTTTCTGGCAGTTTTCGAGGCTGGTGAAATCGTAGCTTGAGCTGATCGTCACAGGGGAGCTATGCGTCAGTAGGAGTAAGACGTAGATCATTTCTGTAGCCTTTCAATTATGTGGTCCCACTTGAGCAATGCGCTCTTGTGCAAGCGGTCGATCTTCTGCGACAGCCACATCTTGTTGCTCTTGAAGATGCGGGCCTCCATTGCGTTAAAGGCAATCACCTCCCACTCGCTTTTTTCATGGCGCTCCTGCCGCAACCGCTGCTCCATCCCTGCGTTGATGGCTTGCATCGCAGTCATCAACCACTGAGGGTTTTCCCTGATGGCCTCGCGCAGTGTGCTGTAGAATGCACTCTCCTCTTCGCCGATCATTTGTCCAGCCTCCCATAAGTGATGTTTTTCTGCGCCCTGATGTCGCTGTTGGACCACGTCCAGCACTCGCCAGTGTCGTCTTGAAAGCACACCCAGTTGAGGTTGTGTTCGATGCCGTAGTCCACAAGGACATGGGCCAAGGCCGACCCCTTCGGGGTATCCACTGGTATCGGGGGGTTTAGTTGGATCATCATTATTTTTTTCCCCCAAAGCGAATGTCGTTAAACTCTTTCATTCCAAGTTTGTGGATTGCATCATATTCGCGTTGCAAACACCCAATGATGTCACCAAGAACATCAAGTGACGCAATGTAATCCAGTTCGTCAAAAAGCGGCGACAGCGTAACATCACCTTCAACGTGCGGTGAAAACCATAACGTGCCAAGGCGACTTCCCTTATGGCGATCACTCTCATAGCTAGGTCCAGCAAAACGGTCGGTCATTTCAGTCTCCATGGTTGTGGTTGGTCGTTTTCAACTCTTGCGACAATTCAAGTCTTGCGTCAAGTGGAATGTACAAGTCTATATCGAATACTTTTCGATTTGTTGTATTTGTGGATGCTCACTTCCTTGGTGATCCGGCCAGCCTCAACCAACTTGTTGAGTGCGGCGTCAATGTCGGGCCGCTTCCACTTGCGGCACAGACGCCGCGCAATCACGCCCGCCGTCTCGCCATCTGGGCCGTCAACGGTCTGCAACAATGTCATGGTCAGCGCCTGCGCTGGGTCGGTCTTGTCGGTGTCGTTGGCCAGCACCAGCCGCATCTTGCTTTCGATGTCGCGCCGGATCAGCGCGTAGGCCCAGCGGACATGCTCCACTGTGCGGACACCCTCTGGCACCGCTAAGATCAGGCTGACCTTGCTGACCTGCTCATAGCCGCGCAGCGCCAGCGCCTCCAGTCCCGTACTTTCCTTGTGCTGGTAGGCCATCTGGTCAAACAGATCGTTGATGTTCTCCAGCATCTCCAAGGCGTCTGGCGCGGTCGGTATTTCAATCCGCTCGCCGTAATGCTCCACGCGCTTGCTGGTGTTCGTCACGTCGAAGCTACCGCCCATCGCCAGTTGCTGCATGGTCAGGCGCAGGTTCTCCGGCAGTTCCATCTTGCGCCAGCCCTTTTTGGATGGTGGCGCTGTCTCTTGCTCAATGCACAGGATGGCGCGGCCAATGAACCCCGTGGTGGCGCTCTCAAACGTCACCAGATCATTGAAGTTCTTCTCGGTCGTGTAGCCCGTCATCGCCAAGAACGGACGGTCAATGCCAGCGTCCAGCGTGTCCAACTGGTAGGTGACCGCCGCCGCGCGTGTCAGCAGGTGGGGGGCCTCGCCCTTTTCTTCCATGACCTTTTCGATCTGCATCAGTTCCTTGCGGAGGTGGCCCCTGATCTCTTCCTTCAGGTCGCCCGACACCATCAGCCGACCGTCCGCCTTGGAATAGGCCGACATCAACAGGCCGACCACGCCTTCCAAGTACGATGCACCAGACTTCTTGGCGCTGCTGATCCGCTGGAACAGGAAGCCCACCTCGTCCATCATGTAGGCCGCCATCTGGTGGCGGGTCAGGTTCCGCGCGATCTCTTGCTCGGACTTGATGGTGCCGTGAACCGCCGCCGACAGGCCGCAGTGCATCAACACCTCGGCGGTTGCCCCCAAGATGCCGTCCTTGCCGCTGCCCGATGCCGCCACGTTGAACACGAACAGGTTGGTGGTGGCGCGGTCGCGGTCGTCGCGGTAGTGTAGCCCAAAGGCTACGCCCATCACCCAGATCGCCGACATGGACGCAAGCGCCTCCCGTTTGCGTCTCGTTCTGCTCTCAATCCACGTTGCCAACTGCCCAGCAAGACCTGGCGGACGCAGCGCGTCAAACGAACTGGTGTCGATGGCCTTGGGTGCCAGATATTCTTCCGGCGTCTCGAACACAAATTCCTTGGTGGGCGTGAACGTGACGGGCTGGATGTAGCCACCCTCCTCGGCGTAGTGGACCAGTGTCCCCAACGTCACGGGGTTGGCCGACCGACCGAACGAGTGCCACTTTGTCCCCATCTCTTCGGTGTCGTACTTGCTTGATTGCTGTGACCAGCTATCCCAAAGGTCAAACGCGGCCCCGCCCGTTGCATGGTGCAGCGCCATGCCGATCTTGACCCACACGTCATAGTCGTCATAGCCGCGCACATGGGACAGCATCTCAGCCAGTTCCCTGTCGGCGACATCAACCACCTTGCCCCCCAGATCAGCACGGTGGCGCTCTGGCACCCGCAGCATGTCCAGCAACGCCGCAGGGACATCGTCAATCTCATCCGGCGAACCATAGGCGATCTCGTACTTGGTGCCGCTGGCGTGTTCAGAGCCAGGCCCCACAACAAATGCAGCGCCGGACTTGAAATCCAACCCAGCATAGTCGGCAAGCCGGATCACCAGCGACACGTCTTCGGGGACGCGGAAATAGTAATGCTTGGAGCCGCCGCCACTGCCCGTGTTGACGATCAGGCCTGATCCGGCCAGTTCCGGCACCACCTCAAGCAACTTGGCAAAGCTGGCCACGCCACCGTTGCGCGCATCCACGTCAACGACAAGAACACCGCGCAGGGCGATGCCGTAGCCCGTTTTGAACTGGCGCATCTGTTCCATTGTGTCCAACTGCTCTTCGGACCAGTGGGGCGTGTGCTGCCAGTTGGAGACGCGCGGATGCTTGAACAGTGACTTTTCAGGACAGTGGGGGTTTCCGCACTCGCATTTCCCGTCCTTGTCGCGGCCATACAGCCCAAAGACGCGAAATCCAGCCTCCCAGAAAATGCGGTATTCCATACTACTTTTGTCCTCCAAACAGGTATCTCTCCAGCCTCTCTATAGTAGTCAGAGAAAATCTGAAACCACTTTCTTTGGCAACCTTCCTTACAGTGTTAACATGAAGGCCAGCGGCTTCCGCCACTTTAGAATACATTCTATCCTTCAGCGCGGCGCGTATCTTGGAAACTTGGTCCTCGATGTCTTTTCGTATCGTTGTTACTTTTGCCATTTTCGATTTGTTCCTTTCGTGAACACAGCCTGTTGACAATCGCACACGCGGCCTCTAGGTTCAAGGGTGTTGTGAGAAGGAGTAAGAGCAACATGTCTATACTGGACCAAATCACCAAACCCGCGTTGCGGCCACTGGCCGTGACCATCATCGGGGAGGCGGGCTTGGGGAAAACATCCCTCGGCGCGTGTTTTCCGAAGCCGATCTTCATTCGGGCCGAAGACGGCCTCAAGTCGATCACCAACAGCCCCATGCCTGACGCCTTCCCCGTTCTCAAGAGCGTTGAAGACCTCTGGCCCCAACTTTGGGCGCTGGCCAAGGAAGACCACCAATATGAAACACTGGTGGTAGACACCGTGTCAACGCTTGACACGATGTTCACAGACTGGGTCGTTGAAACTGACCCCAACAAGCCAAAGAGCATCAACCAAGCACTTGGTGGATGGGGCGCTGGCACCAACATGGTATCGTCGCAACACCGCCGCCTTCGCAAGGGCTGCGAGTATCTGCTAGACCGCAATATGAATGTTGTGTTCCTGTCCCACGCAGACACCACGACTGTCAGCCCACCGGACGGCAGCCAGTACACCAAGTACACCATGCGGATGCATGAAAAGTCCATGCAACCCTACATCGACAACGTCGATCTGGTGGGCTTCCTGCGCTTGGAAATGTTTACCAAGGGCGATGGAGACGTGAAAAAGGCAATCTCCACTGGCGACCGCCAGTTGGTGTGCCACGCAATGGCCGCGAACGTGTCCAAGAACCGCTTCGGCATCACTGAACCCATTGAAGTCAAGCCGGGCATGAACCCGCTGGCTGCATATCTGCTTAAAGGAGAGAAAAAATGAACGATTTTTGGGGACTATCTGAGGGCGGCAGCGCCGCCGACAATGCAAGCGGCGAGTTTGACGCAGGTGGCGGCAATATGCAGCCGATCCCGTCAGACACGAATGTGTTGGCGGCTATCGACGAAGCCAAGTGGTCCAAGAACCAGAAGGGCGACGAGTTCATCTCGCTGCGCTGGACGGTCATCGCGCCGGAAGATTTTGAAAATCGCAAGATTTTCCAGAAGCTTTGGGTCACCGACTTTGATCCTTCGACTGCGGCCAAAGGCGAAGACAAGGCAATTGCCAAGCGCGACAAGGCCAAGAAGATGCTTGCGGCCATTGACAGCAACGCGGGTGGCAAACTTCTTGCCAAGCCCGTCATGCCGACCGATGAAAGCATGACGCTGCACCTCACCAACAAGCCAATGATCATCAAGGTCATGGTTTGGGAAATGACGGACCGCATGACGGGCGATGTTGCCCGTGGCAACTGGGTCGGCGCGGTGTCGTCTAAGGCTACAGCCAAGGTGTCGTCGCCGGAAGAGATTGCCAAGTCCAAGTCTGAGATGGCCCACCATCAAAGCAAGGCCGCTGGCGCTGCGTCTCGCCAACGCAATGCTTTGGACGATGACAGCATCCCATTCGCCCCTTGCATGATCTAAGCCTATGTCATACGTTCTTAGAAGCGATACAGTATCAACTCTAAGGATGTATAACATGGAACAACAAGAAGAATGGCGTCCGGTACCGTCTTTTCCGGGCGTCATTGCATCAAGCTTAGGTCGTGTAAAGTTTCCAGATTGTTTTGCGGCAATGCCGCATGGCAAAATCAGGGAATACAAAACAAAACCTGTTTTTGGCCAAAAGAGGAAAGCGTCAAAAACTGCAAAACATGAATATTACGGCGTCTTGTACCGTGGGAAAAACTACAAAATCCACAAGTTAGTGTGTGAGGCGTTTCACGGTCCAGCACCAGAAGGAAGGCCGTATGTTCTTCACGCCGATGAAAATGCTCTTAACAACAGGCCAGAAAACTTGTCTTGGGGAACTCAAAAAGAAAACTTAAACTCCGCTGGCTTTATTGAGTATTGCAAATCAAGGACGGGGGAAAATAGTCCCGCCGCAAAAGGTAAAGCTAAAAAACTATCTCAACCGCACGAGGAATAACATGGAACAAAGATCACCAGAATGGTTTGCTGCCCGCAAGGGCCGCGTCACAGGGTCAATGGTGGGCGCTGCCCTTGGCCTAGACCCCAACACCAGCCGCGACGAGGCGATGCGCCGGATGGTGCGCGCCTATCAGGGCCTGCCGTCAGAGTTTGTGGGCAACATTGCTACATCGTGGGGGACCAACCATGAGGAAGAGGCCCGCGAGGCGTTTGAATACGATCAGGGCATCAATGTGATCCCAGCCTCATTTGTGGTGCATCCTGAATACGAATGGATCGGCGCTAGTCCTGACGGTTATGTGCGCGACTACGCCCTGCTTGAGATCAAGTGTCCCTTCGGCCTGCGCGAAAAGCCCAAGCCCGTGCCGTTCAAGAGCATCAAAGAACAGCCGCATTACTACGCGCAAGTCCAAATCCAGTTGTTCTGCACTGACCGGATTTCTTGCTACTTCTGGCAGTGGACGCCAAACGACACCAAACTGGAAATCGTGGACGTTGACCATGGGTGGATTGACGACAATCTGCCCAAGCTGGAAGCGTTTTACAACGAGTTTCTGGCAATCTGCGATGAGGGTATGCCGGAGCCGCAAGAAAAGCTTGATCTGGATGGCCTTGCTTTCCAGTATTTGATTGCAGAGTACGATGTACTCACCAACCAAATCAAAGAGGCAGAAGATCGCAAGAAGGAAATCTTGGACAATCTGGTGTTTGAAAGCGCGGGCGAAGACGCTGTGATCTGCGGGCGCAAGCTGACGCTGGTGCATCGGGCTGGAGCCGTTTCCTACGCCAAGGCGATCAAAGAGCTTGCCCCCAATGCCGATCTGGAAAAATGGCGTGGCGAACCCTCATCTTACTGGACGCTGAAATGAACATCGAAGACCAACTTCAGCGCCAGATCAACATCAACATGCAACTGCGGCGGCAGCTAGAAACTGCCCGCCGCGATGCGGTCGAATACTGCGCCAAGTTCTGCGAAGAACATGCGGTGGTGATAACGGCATGGCCACGAGAAAAGCATGACAGGGTCTTGAAGCCAGCACCCGTGATGCTTGATTGCGATGGCGTGATTGAACATGAAGGGCATTTATACGCCAACGGCTTACGAGGAATTATCGGAAATGCGCGTAAAGATTAAGGGTGTCATCTACGAAACCGTGGAAGACGCTGCCAAAGCCTACAACGTCAAGCCAGTCTGCATCCGGCGGGCAATAAACGAGGGCAGGGAAGACCGCCTGCAACCCAAGAAGTTGGGCAGTAAACGCGGCCTGCCCCAGCCCATCACCATCGAAGGCGTCACCTTCCCTAACCAGAAGGCCGCCAACGATGCGCTGGGTTTTGGCTTCAACTACGTCACGCAGGCGCTGAACAAAAACAGCGCACCCGCGCTTGCTAAAATTGTTGAGGCGGTCAGGGAATACAAGAAAAGAACTGTTGCGTCTTCGTATTAAAAGTGGCAATAATCACGGCACCAACCACGGAGATGACCATGACCCTACGCCCGTACCAGCAAGAAGCCCACGACGAGATCATTCGTTGGATCAAGAGAAACACCGCCCCGTGCTGCATTGAAGCGGCCACGGGGGCGGGCAAGTCCCACATCATCGCGGCGCTGGCCGACACCATCCACGGCATTTCCAAGGGGAAGCATATTCTGTGCCTCGCCCCCAGCGCCGAACTGGTGAACCAGAACGCCGACAAGTTCCGCCTGACGGGCGCAAAGTGTTCGATCTTTTCGGCCAGCGCCGGAGAGAAAAGCCTGCGCCACCCCGTGGTGTTCGGGACGCCTGGCACCGTGATCAATTCCATCAAGCGGTTCGGCAGCGAGTTCGCGGCGGTGGTGATTGACGAATGCCACGGCCTGACCAATACGGTCAAAGAGATCGTGGAAGAGATCAGGAAGGTGAACCCGATGCTGCGCGTGATGGGGATGTCCGCCACGCCGTATCGGATGAACACGGGCTACATCTTCAAGTATTGGGCCGATGGAAAGCCCGTCCGCGAAGACCAGACCAAAGACCCCTATTTCGAAGCCTGCGTCTACCGCATCCAAGCCTACGAACTGATCGAACAGGGCTTCCTGACCAAGCCCACCATCGGGAAGGCTGGGGCCGTTGGATACCAGACGCTTGGCATGGAACTGAACAGCCGTGGGCAGTTTGACGCCGCCGACATCGACCGCGCGTTCCACGGGCATGGCCGCAAGACCGCCGCCATCATGGCCGACATCGTGGATCAGGCCGCCTACCTGCGTGGCGTGATGATCTTTGCCGCCACGGTCAAACACGCCAAAGAGTGCATGGCATCCCTGCCACCCGAACTGTCGGCGCTGGTCACCGCTGACACGCCCAAGCCGGAGCGCCAGAAAATCATCGCAGACTTCAAGGCCAAGAAGATCAAGTATCTGGTCAACGTCTCGGTCCTGACCACTGGGTTCGACGCGCCCCACGTTGACATGATCGCCATCCTGCGTCCGACCGAAAGCGTGGGCCTGCTCCAGCAAATTATTGGGCGCGGCCTGCGCGTGGACGAGGGCAAGGACACCTGCTTCATCCTTGACTACGCCGAGAACCTGCCCCGCCACTGCCCCGATGGGGACGTGTTCAATCCCAAGGTCAAGGCCAAAAAAGGTAACCCAGACGTAGAGTTTGTTACCTGCGAATGCGAGTGGTGCGGCGTCGAGAACGAGTTTATCGCCCGCCCCAACAAGGAGGGATATCCCATCGACGGAAACGGATATTTCTTGGACCTCGACAATAACCGCATTGCCACCGAGTGGGGGGCCATGCCCGCGCACTTCGGTCGCCGCTGCCGCGCATCCGACACTGTGGCTGGTGAGCGCGAACAGTGCGGCTACCGCTGGACATCAAAGCCCTGCCCCCACTGCAAGGCAGACAACGACATCGCGGCGCGGCATTGCTCCACCTGCAAGGGCGAGATCGTCAACCCGAACGACAAGTTGAAGCTTGCGTTCAAAGCCATGAAAAAAGACCCCACGCAGCGCCAGACCGACACCGTGATCTTGTTCGACGTGAAGAACGCCCTGTCCCGCAGCGGCAACGCGACATTGAAGGTTGACGTGGTGACCGAATACAGGTCATTCTCGTACTGGGTCATGCGTCACCCCAAGCATCCGGCATCTGTTCGGGAAACCAATGAGTTTGCTGCGCTTGGCGGGGTAAGGCCCAAGACGATTACTTATAAATTAAATCCCCAGACGAACTTCTACAACGTTCTGGGCTACAATGGGCCAGCGGATGCACCTCCCGAATGACATAAAGGTCTACGGCGATCTGAACTACCGTGGGGCCTGCCCAAAGGAAGCTTTGGAGCAGGTCACCTTTTTTAACCGCCTCCGCCGCGAATACCCCGACACGCTTGGGATCATCGCGTTCCACGTCCGAAACGAGGGCAAGCGCAACCATTTGGAGGCCGCCACGCACAAGGCCGAGGGCATGACCGCAGGCGCACCAGACATCCTTATACCTGGCGCGCCTGCGTTCGTCTGTGAGCTTAAGCGCCGCGACCACACCCAGTCAGAGCTTCGGGCCGCACAGCTTACCTATCTGAGGGCCGCACAGGGCGCTGGGTGCTTCGTCTGCGTGGCCCTAGGGGTCGATGCCGCGTGGGAGGCACTCCATGCCTATCTGGCGCGGTAGGCGGCCCAGCGACCGCATCAGGGCCGTGCTGATGGGGCAGGTGGCGCTGGAGAGCGAAGACCTCGGCATTCAGTCTGTGTGCAGCAAATATATTTTCGATGGCGCAACGGCGGTTCTCAAGCTAAAGACCAAAGAGGCGCGCCGTGCTGCGCTGGACAAGGCACCCGCCCTGATCCGGCCCCACCTTGAGCGCGAGGTTATGAGGTTATTCCGCCGATGAGGTTCTTGATTACGCTTAACATGCCATCCCGCAAGGGCGAACTGGTCCACCAAGTGATCTGCGAATATCCTGTCAGCAGCATCGAAGAGCTTTTGGAAGACCTGAACGAACGCGATTTCATCATCGCAGAAGAGTTCTACCGCAAGTCCGACAATGCTGGGTTTTACTCTGTTGGCATGATGTTGTTGAACACCATGCACATCGGCAAGATTAAGGCCGAGGTCAGCCGCGACAGTTAGGCGACAACGCTGCCATAAAAAGTTCCATTGTTCGTCACGGTGACAGTGCTGTTGTTTTTGTCGATAGACGCGCCACCTGCACCTCCAGAGACTGTCCCTTGGCTGCTTGAGAAGTTGCCGCCAGCCGCACCCCAACCGCCGCCGCCACAAGCACCAACATTGTCGCCACCGCTTGAAATGCCACCGCCAACAGCACCGCCAGCGCCACCATCAGCGGCGTTGCTTCCGTTAGCCCCTCCAGTACCTGGGAGAATACGACCACCGCCGCCGCCAGAACCGCCGCCATTTCGCGTGGAGGAAATGCCATCCAGCCTGTAACCGCCACCGCCGCCGCCAGCGCCACCGCCGCCACCGCCGCTTGCGCCGTTCCCTGAACCGCTACCGCCAGCAACCCCTACAGCGCCACCGCCGCCTGGTGTCCCAAGGGTATAGCCGCCACGCGCTTGATACGCCTGACCACCAGAGCCGCCGCCAGCACCGCCGCCGCCGCCACCCCAGATTTCTCCACCGCTATTTCGCATACCAGCGCCGCCGCCACCGCCACCCGCGATATAAGCGCCAGTGTTGTTTAAAATGGACATGGTGGCTGTTGTGAACGAGTTTGTAACCGTTAATGCAGGACCGCCAACTTTTCCTGTTAAGTTTGTAGTGCTGCCAGATGTTGCAAATCCGCCAGCGCCACCCATGCCCAAGACATAGCCGCTGTTCACAATGCCAAACCCGTATGGGAAGGAACCACTGATGTTCAGGCCGCCGCTGGCTGTTGTTGTCGAATAGACGTAAATGCCACCGTTGACGGTGACTTGGAAGTAGCTTGCACCGTCCCAGCCTGCTGCCGTCAGGAAAACGGAATCAACGGTAAGATTTGCGGTGTTGGAAGCAATGGTAACCGTAAACTTCTTGGACGCGCCGTAGAAGTTGCCCACCGCAATGGGGAAGGTTCCAAGGGCAGTTTGGGCCGTACCAAACACCGTTGCAGTGCCAGGGTTGCTGACCAAGGCATAACTGAATGATCCAGCCGAAGACGCCGTAACGGTGTATGTGCCGTTGTAGCCAGAGGGGGTCATGCTATCAATGCCAACAGTAGCCCCAACTGGGATGACTGTTGAGCCGTTGAACCCAATGGTAGCCACGCTGGCTAACCAAGATGCGGACGTTATGGGAAAGATGTTTGTCGGCACATTAAGGTTGTTGTCGGTGACATACGCGCCATCCCGATAGTATTCGGACATGCTGACGGGGTCCACACCACCAAACGTTGTTTGGATTTCGGATAACTCTATTGGTGTGCCATTACCGCTAAACGGAAGTCCCATTTACGGCGCTCCAAATGCCGTGATGTCGCCAGAAGTTGTCAACGCGCCTACGCTGGTTAGGGTGAGCTTGTTTACGCCATTGTAGGCAAACGTCAGGTTTGTGCCGCTTGCAGTGATGGTCCACGCCTGAGTACCGCCGCTGATCGACAGGGGGCTGATCAGGGCGTTCTCGTAGTAGATGTCCGTGCCGTTTGAATAGGCGACAAGGTTTTTCCCCTGTGGAACGGTAACGGTTGTCCCTGCGGCTGCCGTGCGGAAGGTCAGCGTGTATGCCCCGCTAGTGGCGTTGATCAGCAGCCATTGGCCACCCACACCCGATGGCACCTGATAGATCAGGTTGGACGACAGAACCCCAGAAAATATGATGTTCAGGTTCTGGTAATCGGCTTCGGCGAGTGTTTGCGTCCCGCCAAGACCCGTGACCGTCTTGGTCACCGTGCCACCAAACGCCTTGTCGATGATGTCAAAGTTGGCGTTTAGGGGCGTGTCCCAGTTAAGGGAGCCATTGGCGGGGTCTGTAAGGCCCTTGTTGGTCGTGGTCATCAGATGCTCCTGTTCGCAACTTCTAGGGCGTGGGCCACCGCGTCATCGCTCTGGTTCAGCAGCGGTTCGGTTTCGGCGCTCCACCCCTTCTTAGCACGTTCTGCGGCCCGCACCAACTGGTCTGCCGCATCGTGCGAAGACACACGGCCACCCGACTTACGGCCTTGGCGGTCGTCCGGCATGGCAATAGATGTTGCTGCACCCCTTACGGCTGGGGCAAAAGCACTTGATGGGATTTCTGGGTTTACAAGCTGGTTGCCAAGGTACTTTTGAACCATTGGCTTCATGGCCTGTCGCATGATCGCCCTGCGCGCAGCATCTGCAATAGGAACACCTACCGCAGCGCCTGTGGTTAGGGCCGTGCCAAGTGGACCAAGACCAAGGAAGGCCGCACCCTGAAGCGCGCCAAATGCAGCGGGGAATGCAGAAGCAAATTCCGCTAATGGCGCAAATTTACGCAAGGTTTGATTTCCGCGTGGCGCTGGGAGCGGTTTTGCCACAAGGACACCAGACTTGGCCAGATCGCCAATCTCGCCACGCCTACCAGTCACAACACCACGACGATCTTGCTTCATAACAGCGTTGATCAAATCCTGTGGCGCGATGACGCCAAGGATGCCGCGATCCTTGTTTGGCTTTAAGGCAAATTCTGCCGCCAGATAGTTGCGATATTGGTCGCGCGCTTCACGCCACGCTGCCATTTTTTCTGGCTGTCCCGCAGCCGTCATCGAGTTTTCAATGGCGTCATCAAGGGCAGACCTTACGTTGTACGCTGCGTCAGCAACAAAATTGTCTTTGCTGTACAGATGGTTGCCAAGGTTGGTACGCCAAGCCGCCATAGTGGATGCTGGAATTGGCTGACCTGTCCTTGCGGCATGTTGAACGTCAGCAATAATGTCTTCAATGATCGGCGGTCGGACGGTTACGTTTGTGTTGGAAAAATACCCTTTTTTGGCATCGCTAAGAGATGACATCAAAGGGTAGGTCGGCATAACATCAACGCCAGCCACGGCATTTTGCATCCGATACAGGATGGCTTTTTGTGCCGCATCCATAGCCTCTTCGGATGCAACGGGTGAATTGCTCCCAAGTTTCTGCATGGTCGCTGCGGTAAACGCCTGCGCCTGCGGACTGTCTGGCGCTGCACCAGCAAAAGCTTGCCCTGCGGCAGTGTCGCCTTCTGCGGCAAGAATGGATGGCGACCCTGTTTTCTGTCCAGCCGTCACCTTAACGCCTGCTTTTTCAAGCGTATCTGCCGCCGCCAAGCGTTCTGGTGATGCACCGCCACCGGGTGAGATTACGCGACGACCAAAACCTTCAAGGGCGTTAGCCCCAAGGCCGCCCAAAATGGCACCAGCCAGTCGCGCCGCTGGCTCGACATACTTGTTGCTCGAACCCTCAAAGGTTTGACCAAGAAATTCGCTTCCTAGGGCTGGAAGAATACCACCTGTGATGATGTTTCGCGCAATCCCGCCCGGTCCAGCTACAGCGCCCGGAACAAACTCCCCAACGGTGCCAGCGTATCTTCCCGGTGTGGTCTTGGGCTTGTAACCCATTACGGATGGAAGTTCGCGGGTCAGGGCTTCTTTACTGCTCTCTCCGCTTATTGCACGGTTTGCGCCGCCGGGAAGAAAAGCCACAGAGCCGCGCTCCACCCACTCTGGTATATCGTACCCCGTGGCACGTTCCACCATATGCATACCGCCCTGCACGACATCGCTGGGCAAATCAACAAGTGATGCTGACCCACGAACAAGTCCAGAACCAAAAGACTTCGCCATGTCTTCTGGGATGCTTGGACGAGCGGGCGGCTGTCCAGCAGCCGTCAACAATTCCTCATCGCTTGGCCCTGAAGGCTTCGCGACTTGAGGAGCTTGGGTTGCATTCAAAAGTTCTTCATCGGACACGCCGGAAAGATCAAGACCAGCCATTATGGTTTCACCAGCTTTCCTTCAGAGTTTCGCTTATAACCACGCCGAATTAATTCAGCTTCAGCAGCGGTTGGTTCGATACCTTCCCCAGCAAACCTTGGCATGGATGCCATTGCTTCTTCGAGATATCGCTTAAACGTCCTGCCTTCGTCAGCAAACTTTTTGGCATATGCGTTTACATCGTTGCCATGTACCGCTGGGTCATATTGGTTGTAGTAATCCAAGCGGTATTGAGCTTCGGCCTTTGTGATGGCAAGAAGTTTTTTGACCGCTTCTGGCTGCATATTGGGTGTTGGCGTTACAGTTTGTAGCATGTCAATTTCTGCCGCAGGCGCCCCGCCGGGGAGCGTCCTAAGACGGTTAGCCATGATCTCGCCAGCGCCCTTCATGGCAATTTCATATTGGGCTGGATCGGTTAGATCGTAACTTCCCCATCCCGTAATGTTGCTTGGGTCAAGAGCGGACAATACGGCGCTTGCCTCTGCACCTACATTTGCAAACTTGCCGGGTTCCATTTTCGTGTAAACGCCTTCAAGCGTTGACACAGCAGCAAGTTGTTGGCCCGAATTGTTGATCACATCGGGGGCTTCTTCACGGAATTTGGCTGATGCCAATCGGTCGGCCTCAGTCTTAGCCTGAACGTTTCCAACTTCCGAATAACCCGGAATTTGGAACTGTTGTCCATTAGCATCAATTGTCATGCCGCCAGAGGCGTTGATGTCGTTCAGGTGCAGCCTTGCTTCCGCAACCTGTTTTCCAATCGGGGAGTCTGCGGGGAACATCGAATTGTCAGAGATGAACTTTTGTATGGACACAGGGTCGTCCTGCATTTTTACAGTTCTTCCGCCCATCTGAACAACGCCGTTTTGATACTGGTTCCATGTCATCTTATCCCCAGTCGCAGGCTGTCCGATGCCCGTACCAGTGGGGATTTGATAGCTTGCACCGATCATAGACGCGTACTGCTGTGGCGTCAGATTGGTGCCGTTCATCTCGTTGTATGTCATAGTATCCATTTGGATATTACGCATATTTTCGATATTTGCTTTGGCAACTTCCGGCGTTTGCTTAAGAAGCTGCTTATAAGTTTCCATGCCGCCACCGAGGCCGGACAGGATACCACCTAGCGGCGAGATCGTCTGGGCTTCTGCCCCTTTGGCAAGACCGCCCAGCAAAGACATGACGGCATTGGAGTTCAAGGAACCATCGCGATTGTGGAAGAACTTCCCAATCAGGTTGCGATCCTCGTAGGGCTTGACGCCCGCAGCAAGGCCATCGCCCATCGTGGAAATTTGAGTGTTAAAGTTGCCTCCACCCGCCACGCCATTGCCTGCCGATGCGGCCCAAGGGCTTTCGCCATAGTTGTTGTATAAATGTTGAGCGATCTGTTCTTGAAGTTCAGGCGTCATTACCTCGTTGCCCGTCAGGCCCATGTCGTCTCTGGCCTGCCGCAGCGTGGCCCCAACGATCTGGTATTCACCCATGGGGGTGGCAGTACGACCAACCTGTTCACGGGTATAGTTTGCATATGGGCCGCCTGGCTTGGCAAATTCGATTGCCTGATCAACGGTCATATCGGTGACGTTCACACCAGCAAACGGACCACCTTCACGGTTAGAGAAATTCAAAAGCGCATTAGGATCGCCACCGCTTTCGCGCTGCGACACTTGGGGCCGGAAGGCATCCCAACCTGTCGGGGTCGGTTCGGCGCGGCGCGTTACTGGCGCAACAACACCAGTGGCTGGCGCGGCAGGGGTTGTTGGGGCAACAACGCCACCAGTGGGCGGTGTCACGCGGGGCGGGGCGCGATCCACGTCAGAGGTTACTGGCGCAACAACACCAGTGGCGGGCGCGGCAGGGGTTGTCGCAGCAACAACGCCAGTGGCTTCGGGTGCCATCTCATATTTCCGCGTGACGGGGTTCCATACGGTGGGATGTGCTGATCCGCCGCCTGGGGCATACCCATGCCTCTGGTCAATCGCGCCGCCGTTCTTTGCGCCGCCGCCCAACATGGCGATCAGCTTGACGATGTCTTCAGTCCCGCTCCCCTTCTGTTGCTCTGGCACATCCGCCACCATCAACTGGCCAACAGGAAGATCGCCAGCGGGGACATAGCCTTCGCCACCAACGCCGCTTTGCGTATAGGTGCGCGGGCCAGCGACACCACCAGATGCGTAGCCCTCGACGGCACCGCCAGAGGCAAACCCAAGCCAGTTGCGTGGGGTCTGGGTCGTGGTGGTGCTGCCAGCGGCGGCACCAGTGCCTGTGGCGATGTTGGCGAGGAACTGCGCGATTTGGAAGGGATAGCCCTTTTCCTGCATGAACTGGTTGATCATGGCGTCTTTGCCAGCCTGTTCGGTCTGTTGCTGCATGGTGCCAGCCGCGATCTTGGCTTGCGCGCCTTGCAGACCTAACTGTTGCGACTGAGCGCCAAGTTGCGCCATCTGCGATCCGCCTTGCAACTGACGCGCCAGATCGGCCTGCGAAGCACCAAGGGCTTGCGTGTAGCCTTGGTTCATAATGTCGGCCATGGTCTTGCCGTAGCCCATCTGGTTCTGCTGTTGCAGGTTGGCTGCGGCGATGCCAGCGCGGTCCCCCCCAAAAGCACCAGACGAAATGGCCGTGCCAAGCGCGCCTGACTGGGCTTGCTCTTGCTGCTGGCGCATGTAGGCACCAGTCGTGTCGGCCACGCTCTTGATGTAGGGCGACATGTAGCGGTCAATGCCCTCGTAGGCAGGCCCCATGCCCGCCTGCGTGGCCGTCGTGGCTTGGGTCATGTACGGCTGGTACGATCCGGCAGTGGCGTTGATGTCGGCTATACCAGCGCCCTGCTGGGCGTTCATCTGGGCAACATAGTCAGCCGCAGTCTTGCCAAACGCCTCGTATGGCGTGGCGGCAGCCGTTTGTGCCTGTTGGTTGACTGCGTTGTAGCGCGCCAAAACCTCTGGCGGTATAGACACCGATGAGGTTGTTGTTGCCTTCTTGCCGCCCATTCCGTTTATCCTTCAGTCAGGCCCGTTTTGGCGTTGTATAAAAAGTAGACCCCAGCCGGAGCGCCGAACACACGTTCGTAGAGACGGATTTTCGCCTCAGTCCTTGTGTTCGACAATACCCCAATCGCCAGAGGAATACCAAGTTTTTCTGAAACGGTCTTTGCCCACTCCGCAAGTTTGCGGGCGCGACCGCCTTTTGCCGACCGAAACTCTGGTGCGACATAGATTGCTTTCTCGTCCAAGATGTTCTCGTGGCTGTACCACATGGACCCGATCCGCAAGATAATCATAGCCTCCAGTGGCTCACCCGCGTCACCCCCGATGACGCCAACTAAGCCCATTTGCTTGGTAAGCGCCGCGTATATGTGGTTCTGCAACATTGGAATGTCAGGCTCCACAAAAGCGTTTTCGCGGGTGGCGTCGATGGACATACGCATCACCTCGTTGAAGTCTTCAGCAATCCCTTCGCGGACGTAGATTTGGGTCATCTATATTTAATCCTTTTTCGGACCCGGCAAGCTTTGCAGTGTTTTGATGGTTTTCTGACGCATCTTTTTCACGAAAGCATCCAAGACCTTGTGTCCGTGGTCCAAGTCGCCACCACCGATATGTACAACATCTTCCGGCGGAATAACATACTCCCCGCCAGCGGCCACAATTGGAACGCCAGAGGTCGCGCCACCATCGGCCATTCCAAAGAATTTCCCAACCTTGGATTGGCCCTGATCGTCTTTCTTAAAGGCATTGCCCGCTGTAGCGCCGACGATAGGCCCAAGACCCGTAATAATTCCCAATCCAGCGCCAACCAACCCAGCATTCCTGTTTAGCCAAGTGCCTTCAGGTGCTGCGGCGGTTCCTGCGGCTGGTGCGGGTGCGGCAACACCGCTTGGTGCCGGGTTGAACAGTGATCCACCTTTGCCGCCACCGTTGACGCGGTCAAGCCAGCTATTGTAGCCGTTGGTCTTGCCCATGAGGACATCACCAAAGGCGGGTCTGTCGCCCTTAGCACCCATGCCACCACCATCAAACATGTCACCAAGGTTCTTATAGCCAGCGCCCTTGCCGCCGCCGTTGATCATGTCCCACAGGCCCGTGTAGCGGTCGGCTTGCGCTGGTGCTGCCGCTGCCGGACGAGCTTGGGGGCGGGGGCGAGAATTGCCACCATCTGTCTGGCGGGCATTTGAATAATTAGGCGCGGGCTTGGGGCGATCAGCCGCCTTGGCAATCTGGTTTGCCGTTCCAGCGGCCATGTTGGATTGATGGCCAGACTTAAGTGCGGCACCTGAGCTTGTGGTGTCACCACCGTCATAGTACCCAAGGCGACCACCTTCAGCCTTGCTGTACGGCAGGCCGCTTTCACCGTACGGCGTACCCTTGGTGATGTCGCGGGTGTGGCGGCTGAAGATGTGCTTGGCGACTTTGAAGCCCGCCATGCTGTTGCCTTCCCCCATGGCCGAGATGATGTCGGCGGGGATGACGTAGGAGCCGGAGGCAACGTGCATCGGCAGGTGGTCCGTGCGGCCCGCCACAGAGCTATGGATGGCACCTTCGTGGACCTTTCCCCCACGGGCGCGGGCGGTGCGAAGTGCTGCCGCCACGGCCTGCTTTTGGGGGTGACCCGACTTGACCATCTCAGAGATGTTGTCGGAGATGGTTTCTTGGGACGAACCCTTCTTGAGCGGCATCTTATTGTCCTTCCGAGTAAGATACGACAAGGGTCATGCCCGTGCCTGGGACCACTACCAGTCCGTTGTTGTAAGGCATGTTGATCACGGTAACGCCAAGGGTATTGTCCACCACCGCAAGCGCACTGGTCAAGGATGTTGTCAGGTTGCTGTCGTAGATCATGGCTTCAGCCGATCCGGCGACAATCACGCTTACAGACGCCAAGCGGCCCTGACCGCTGGAGACAAGGTGAACACCCGCTGGTGAAACCGCTGGAGAAGTCGGCGTTAAGGTCAAAGACCTTTGCGCGCCCTGAACCTTCACATAGGTTTGGGCTGCCGTATTGAGCGCCACGGCGATGTTCTTGGCAGCCGTAAGAATGTCTGAAAGCGATGACATCAGAACTTCCCATCAGGTTGATAGCGGTATCGGATATTCCCAAGCCGCCAGAAAGAGTTGAGGTCGGTGCTTTCAACCCTGATTGCCACAAGCCTTGCGCGGAACCTTGGGGTGACAAAGTCAGTGCCTTGCGTGACCGTGAAGGAGTACGTCCTTGGCGTGTCGCCAGGGTAGTCTACCGTGTAGAAGGTGATTACGACACTGGCGTTTTGAACGCCGCCGTAAAAGCCCCACTTCATGTCGGGCCAGACCTGATCCAAGAACGTCTTCAGGTCGCCCTCTTGGACGGCAAAGTAACCCGTTTGGAAAAACGAGTTCATCGCGGCACCATCAGCATTGTTGGACGTTTCATGCTGGTAGATGTTAAAGTCTCCGCCTGCCCCAATCGGTGGCCCGTTAACCCCTTGGTCAATCCACGCCGTGCGAGACAGCGTCCCATAATCCCACTGGTTCAGCAAAGCGTTGTATTTGACGTAATTGGTTGCAACGCCTTCAAGCGCAGTGCCGATGTTCAACTTGCTGGGGTAGTAC